GTAAGAGTAAGCGAAATGCTCCCATCCGCAAGGGTAGGGAGCACTTTCATACAGTCGTCGTTATAAAGTTTTATGTCGCTCATATCAATATACCAATTCTTTATTTACCTCCCAGTAGTCATCAGATTCCAAATAACCCATCCAGTCTTGTGGATTCGTATCATAAAGAGTAATCTCACGAAACTCTTCAATCAGTTCAGACAGTTCAATAGGGTTCATTGGAGGTTCTCTCAACTGTAGTTATTATAGCATAAAACCCGCCTTGTGGGCGGGTCGTGTACCAGTTTTCAGACTGCCAGTGCTCCAGAAGGAATCTCAACAACTTCAGGCAGTTTGCTGTCGTCAAACTGATTCAGATTGTAGCAGACCCATTCACCACTACGGAAGACATATGCATACTCTTCGCTATTATCAGGCAGAAGATATTCACACAGGTCAGCATCAAGGCGAGGAGGGCAATTCTCACCACGTTGGGAGTAGTATTGGGGACCATATTCCTCAACCTTATTAGGATAAGAACCCCAACGGTCTCCAGTCCAACGCTCATTAGTCCAACAAGTGCTCATATCGCCACCATCAATCAGTTCGGCAGCAAGTTCTTTGCTATTGTAGTGCGTCTTCAGGATGCGACCCAACCATTCGGGATAGGAATCCCAGTGATGATAAGCAGACAGAATAGAACCGTCAGAAAGTTCAATACCGATACGTCCACGAGTTGCCATTGAGGTGTTTGTCGATTACCTTGTTAGTATAATGCCTCTACTAGCGGATTCTGGGGATCCTGTGCCACTTCCTGAACTGGCACATTGTTGATCCTACGTTGAGCAATGGAAAAATATTCTTCCTCTCGCTCAATGCCGATAAAATCTCTATTTTCCATTTTAGATGCAATTCCAGTGGTGCCAGCACCCATACAAGGGTCCAGCACCAAATCCCCCTCATTGGAGAATGTTCTAATCAACCAACGATAAAGATCGACTGGTTTCTGTGTGGGATGGTGCTTTCCTTCACCTTCTGCTGTCTTGAAATAAATGACACTGCGAGGATACCTCAATCCACTGTCATTCTTTACGTGAACTGCTTTTGTTTGAACACCATATGCTTCAGTATCTCTCACTGCAGTTCCCTTATCATATGGCGTTCCTTGTGTCATTTGGGGATTGTATGTTGGTTGCTTCTTATAAAACACCACAATATCCTCATGAGCACGTAAAGGTTGTTTCTTGGCATTCAGATAACCAGTTGCCTTTGATTTTTCCCACACCATCGTATACTTAAAGTCCTTATAATTTGAAGCGATAAGGACACTTGTAAATGGTTGTGCTGCTGTTGAAATGATGGGGCACGTTGGTTTGCATATGCGATCAACGTGCTCCCAAAACTTGGGATAATCGATAATGGTATCCCACTCATTTCTTTTGTTCAGAGTTCCATAAGGAAAATCTGTCAATAACAAATCAATGCTCTGGGGTTCAATTTGCCCCAGAACATCGAACATATCATTATTGTATAACTCATTCATTTTTGCAACCAATCAATAAATTTATTATAAACTACTTCATCAAGTTTGAAGTCATCACGATAATCTGCATTGTAAATGGGACGCTTTGAATTGCGCTTACGATAAGGATTAACAAAAAAAATGTTCAGGTCTTTACCAGTGATTTTTTTAAAAAATGCGGGATAATATGCAAAAGCATCTTTTCCACAGGCATTTTGACCAGCAAAAATTGCAAATTCCGCATCATCAGGAATGTCGGGAGATTGATCAAGTTCAATGAAATCAAAAACTGCACGTTTGAGATAGCAAGCATCCAAATAAGTCTTATCCTCTATCAATTTCTTCAATACACCGTGAGCATAGACGTGAAAGTCAACTTGAAGATTCTTCAGGCACCTATTATTGACAATCATGCTACGCTTATAATCATTTTTACGAGCATCAAGACCCAACGCTTCACAGGTTCTCGAAGTAAGATTTTCGTAAATAAGACCAGATGCATTTCTTGCTTTACCACCACCATGACTCTTATAAAGAGTGGGGAGATTGTCCACTTCTTTATTATAAGCATCAATAATGAGATTCAAATTAGACATGGTGTTTGTTGATTACCCACATATTATAAAGGGTCTCCCAGCGATCCAGAAGACCCAGTGTGCCAGTTTGTCAACTGTCTTTAATCATCATAGCAACGACACTCTAATGCACCAGGATGAGTATCACAATAGAGTTCCAGTGGTGTAGGATCGTGAGTATCTTCAGGATGATTTACTTTATAAGACTCTAGTGCTTCAAGTTCTTCTTCAGTGTGTCTTCTTGCCTGTGGTGATGTTTGTGGATTATCCAGAATTTCCTTATCCTTCTGAATGTGTTGGTCGATTGTATCCATTGTTTTGTATCGTGATGATAATATTTATTTTATTGAGGAGTGTTATCACCCTTTCCTTCAAGAGATCTCACAAGTAGTTCAGTAAACAATTCCATTTTTTGTGGGCAAACTGTGGCAGGATTATCATTAATCGCATTTTTGAGTGCTACCAATTCACTCCATTCCTCTGCGGTAAGTTCATTAGTTCCAGTTTTTGCGAGAGTCATAAGTTTTTTGCGATGTGTCCCAAATGTTAGCATTTCAACATATAATTATCTAGAAACTTAATGTTTTCTTTGGGATTAATTTACATTACGTAATGTACTGATTTAGGTATTCTAATTTCAAATCTAATGATAAAATATAGCGGTCGTCTATTCCACTATGAAGAACACTATGATAGTATGGTCCACCATCTTTAAATGCAAGTAATTTACCTTCTTCCCAGGATTTAGTTTCGTCCCCCACTGTGAGTTTACATTTTGAATCACAAATAAGTCCCAAATGAATTCTCATATAATCTTTTGAATATCCTTGATGCGGGCGAATGATTACACCTGGAGAAAGTATACTCACAAATACGTTAGTAAGTATACCATCTTGATCTGCTTGATCTATGATATTATGAAGAGTTGGTAATAGTTTATGTCTGTATCTTTTGACTAATTTTTCTAATTTATTTCCTGCTACTTTTTCTGCTCTATTATTTTCTGCTTCATAAATTTCTTCAAGTTGGCTTAAAGCAGTAATTTTCCAATCATTATCATACATTCTGACATTTTGATTGGTATCGGGATCTTTCACTTTAAATTTTGGATATTTAACGAACCACTGTTGATGTGTTTCCTTTAATTTAAGAATTTCATCTCGTATTGTCTTCCAGTTTTCGATGAGTGCTTTACAAATTGGTTCATCTTTCAATTTATCTTGCCAGAATGCTGGTTCTTTTTCAATTTTTGCCATTTCTTTCTCATAAAATCTAATGATCTCATCTTCAAACTCATTTAGATGTTTTTGAAGCATTATTGATCCCGTCACATTACACGCATATAAAGTAGAATCATATCTGCAAGCAGTCCAAGTAATCATAAGATACTTGTATAATTCTGGATAATCATATTTGTGAGGTTCTACAAGATCAATTAGTTCTCGTAGCATCTCCCGACTCATTAATCTTTTCATTTCTTTTTTCCAGGAAGGAGTCAAGTTTATCTAGATCAGATTTTAAATCTCTGTCACTTTTCTTATCGTGATAATAAGACCAGAGAGCATTGTGAACTTCCATGAGATGATCTACCCAAAAACCAGCAGGATAGACTCCCAGAGCATCTTGGAGTCCACGATGACTAGTCCCTTCACTTTCTGCCTTACACATAATATAGCAGATTGCTTGGAGCATATCAATCTTATCAGATTCGGAAAGCATAAAATACTTTCCTACTGCTCTTTCTAGACTTTCTTGGTGAGACTTCTGCATTTCTTTGCAGGCATCAGAATCCCACCATTCTTGTAGTACTTTACCAAGATTATTTGATTTTTGTAATTCTTCTGGATCGACCACTGGTTTTTCTTCATTCATTGTGTTAATCTCCAAACATAGTTCCAAAGAACCCAGAGTCTCCTGGTTTACGATTTTCAAGTTTATCTAGAATTGCGTCGGTGCTTTGTAGTGATTCAATGCGAGAAATCATATCAGCAATTATGCTACAAACCATTGGTCTTTCTTGTCGTGCTGCATATGCAAGGGCATTTCTCAAAGATGCCTCTGCTTCTTTTAAACTTGTTTCAACTGATTCTGATAATGCCATTAAAATTCACCCCTTCTTTTTGGTATAAATGGTTCGGTCTTCCATTTACAATAATCTGGAAGTTCTGCTTTTTGTTCTTCAAAATAATAACAAATTTGTGCAACGTCTGGTGGATATTTTGGGCGATAGGGTCTTAAGGAATTAAAATGGCAGGAAAGATTGTATCCACAAAATAAAAGGTCAATCATCAACACTCATCTACTTTGAGAGGTTGTTCAACTTTCTTAAGAAGATAAGACCCGTTACCTTGATCGACCCATTCGACCTTATCACCTTCCTTAAGATTTGCTGCTTCCAACAAATCATTTGGGAATGATACAAAGTATTCCCCATTTACTTCATCAACCTCGACAGGAAGATGCCATTTTGTTACTTTATCTTTCTTTTGATTAGCGATAATATATTCCAAATCACTGTGCCCCCAAGGTCTCATACCATCATCAGTTTCTTCCCAAAAAGAAGTCCAAGCACCTTTACATTCTGGCGAAGGGTCATCTTTATCACAAGACTCTGGATAATAAGTTTCTTCCCACTCATCCCATTTTGATGGATTTTCATTTTTAACTGGACGATGACCGCTCAATAGTTCTAGAAGTCCATAAGCACGACTAGAATGGTCTTTATAATATTGGTAATCTTCACGCACTGCTTCACGAATCGCAGAATAGATTTCGTGAGGTGATGCTTCGCCAATGCTTAATGCATCGTGTACCCACTCCTGTAACTTTTCGAGTGAGTATTTTTTATAATCAAAGTCAGTCATTTTCATAGTCCTTGATTGCTTGCTCTATTATAACCTGAATCTCTTTTGAGGTCAACCCATTCAACCAGGACCAATTTGGGTCTTGTTTGTTCCATTCTGCAGTATAAGACCCATCAGCATTTTGTATGATACGAAAACTATCAGTCTCTTGGTTTTGGTTTGTTGCACTCATTACAATAATATGAATAACCGTGTTTGAATGATTTTACCACCTGATAATGCTCTGCGTCAAGTGGTTTTGTTTCACCGCACTTTGAACAAACTCTACTTATCGTCGTATCCGAGTTGCTCCCAATCTGACTTCTCAATCTTACGGAGTTTCTTAATCTCTCTGTAAAGTTCCTTGATTTGTTGATAAGCGTCTTCTGGTGAGATTTTATCCGCGATTTCAAGTCCTGCAATGAGGGCGACTTTATCACCAAAACGAGCAAGGGCTCGTTCAAATTCGGTGAGGGTTTCATACATCTTCTGAAATTTTACAATACTCCGCAAGAATATCTATACGGGCATCCAGAGAGTTTTCAAGGCGATAGAGTTCGTTTGTAGTAGAAATGTTTTCTTCTTCAAGTCTTTTAATATCTTCAAGTGCTCCATAATATCTTTCTTGAAGGTCTTTTACTAGAATTTCTAACTGTGAAAGACGATTATAAACATCGTTTATCGGAACTTCATCCAACTTACCCCACTTTTTTTGAAACCAATTTGGGTCCATCATAATACACCTACAGATTTTAAATAACGACGATATGCTTGAAATCTACCTATTTTTGGTTGGTCTTTAACTTCTAATTGATGACAAATCTCACAATATTGAAGAAACTCATACCACGGAGTGGTTGGGTCTAATTCGTGGTATGGGTATTCTTTAGAGTTTTCCATCTACTTTACCATCATATTTTTGTGTTTCAGGCCAACCTTCCTGCCGCCCTTTAAGATAAAAACGGGTTCCTGATATACATTGGTCTTCAGTGAGAGCCGTGACCAATCCCTTTCCGTCAAGATCGGATGATTCCCAGAGTCCATACTTTTTTTGCTCAACATAAAAGCAGTCGTCAATCAGTTTCTTTTCCATTTTTTAAATTAGGATGAGGAGCATAGAGAGGTCCCTGATAGTTACCAGCAAACTTTCTATCATTGACTTGTTTTACAGTTTCGTGAAGTTCTTTGAGTGCTTGAATCGTTTCGGGAGTTTCTTCCCAAGTCCATTCATTATCGTGTTTGTCCTTGTAAGTTCTTTCAGTCATACTTGTAACTCAATTTAATGTCTTTCTTTTTTAGTTTGTAACGGTCAATGTGTTGTTTACGATGCTCTTCGGTTTGAAAGTAGCATTTACGGGTTTCTTTACCGTCTTTGTGAACAAGTTTATAAGGAAACTGGTCAAAAGGAAATTCTTCTGTGTGGTCCATCAAGTAGGTTGTTTCACGACTTCGAGTATAAGACAATCTGCCTCATAAGTCAAGTCATTCTCCAAGTGTATGAATGACTGGTTTTTCTTGTGTCAGAATGCGATAAAGGTCTTCATTCTGTGCTGCTGATACGGGAATAAACTCTGTCTTATCATTAAACTCATCGTCACGAATTGCTTGGTTGATAACGATAGAACCTTCTTCACCAGACCAGGAGCGATGAAAAGTCATTTTAGGAATCACCAAAGCGCCAGAAGAACGATTAAGATGCACAATATGATACGGATATCTCCATTCAGGATTCACCAACTCAAAAGTTCTCATCCCAGACAACACACGATTATGGTCTACTTGATGATAATGAATATAAAACTGTTTTGCTCCTACAATATCATCAGGAGGAGAGATAGCAGCACCAGTATGAACCACAAGGTCTTGAGCATTTGACTGCTCCACCGATATATCATAGAAAACAACTGCATCTGTTTCACGGAATACTCTGTGCTTTTTAAATTGAACTTCACTCATCTTCTAACTCCACATCTTCTACAAGATTTTTAAGTCTATTAAAGAAATCTTCATCCATAGGATATACTTTCTCTTTACCAGTCT